GTAGGTCAGCAGATAATCCTGTTCAATGAAGGGCTGGAAGAGGCGGTCATTGATATGAAACGCTTGCACGTTCATTTTGCCACTGGCCTTGTTATCCGTGGCAGTGATTTCGGTGGCCGTGGCATCCCTGGCTTCCAGCATCCCTTTCACCACTTTGGGGACAGTCACTTCCTCAAATTCGACCAAAAGTGAGGCCACTTCTTCGTAGGACAGCTCAATGGTTTCCAGGTGAGGATTCAAAGGAACCAGGTTAGAAGCGCAACTTTCAGCGCTGGCCATTTCAATCATCGCGCCTGGTTGTGAAACGACCGCATACGGGTTGAAAACCTGGTCATCCCAATATTTATACGAGCCATAAAGTTTCAGGTTCAGCTCGTCTTGCCGCATATTGAACTTGCGGTTGGCTGCTCTCAGAATGGGCAGGCCCTTGCTAAGCAAGCCATAGCCATACAGGCAGTCGCCATCCGGATTAAACGCAAGCCATAGGAAAGGCGATTTACCCTCTGGCATCGTGTTGGGCTCAAATCGGATGAGCCATTTGTCATTCACAATGGTCGCAATGTAGTTCCGGTAAACCTTGTCCCCGATTCGGCAACGGTAAATCCAGGCTTCCCGGATACGCAGGCCAGAGCTTTGCCGGTCTTTTTCCGTATCGTTCAGGCTCCAGTCGCTGCCCTGGTATTCTGCAACAGGCGTCCCATCCGGCGCATAGGGCTTTTTCTCGTCATCGAGCTTAATTTTTTCCAGGTTAAAATAAGGCGCTTCCTTGCTTTCTGCGGCCATCATGAGGTCTTCATAATAGCGATAGGTGGTATGGACGCGGGTGGTTTTCTCGAAATCGCCATATATCGGGTAAAAGCTGAAGTTGTCCATATCCACCACGTCCACGCAAACGTTGTTGTAGTCGGTGCTGGTGTTGGCATTCAACTGATAGCCTTGGACAATCTGCCCGGTGAGCGGGTCAAGCGTATTGGAAGGCTCGTAGGCATAGCTGACCTTTTGATCCTTGCGCCAATAGGTCTTGATGCAGGTATGGTTCCAGATGGCAAGCTGTTTGAGGGATTTGCCCAGGCGCTCGGGGAATTTATTCTTGGTGAATCGGTATTCCAGATACTGCTCCATCACCTCAGCGCCCGGATCATCATCCCGGGTTATGCCGCTAATGGTGAAAATCTCATCGTCCTTGGGCATCAGGCTGGAATGCATATAGGCGTACCAGCTTTCCACGGCGTCATAGGCCCAGGGCAAGCAGAGATTGGACTGCCATTCCATCTCCTCGTCTACGATGGGATCAGAGACGCAATGATAGGCTTTCCAGCAGTCTTTCCAGTCAGCCTCATACTTGGCGCGGGCAGTGCGGCCTTTCTTGTCGCAGTCCAAAACATAGGAGACGAGCTTCTTTTGCTCGTCCTCGCTTAACGTGACCGGCGTATGTAGGCTGGTGGTGTGCTGGCTACTCACTGGCCGGCTGACCTCTCTTTTCGCCGTCAACCCAGGTTTCGTGATAGCCACACTGGCAATTGAAGGCTGTTAGTATGGAAGGCGGATGATTGACACCTTGAATTAAGCCCTGGCAGTCAGGGCAGGTAATTTGTGGTGCCATCGCTTATGGCGCGTCCGAAGCCGAAACTGGATTAGCGTCTACAAAATCCAGGTAGTAGAAGCCGCCTAATTGAAAATCCACTTTCGGGTTGGTAACGGTGATTTCTAATGTCCCAGAGGGCGTGTACTGATGATATCTTTGATTTTCAGGTACTTCGTCTGCACAGACCGCGCTAAACTTATACGACTTATGGCCAATCCTATTCACAATTTCCATACATCTGAATTTTGCTCTTACATTCATCGTTTCATGGCCTTTCTCAATGCATTGGGGACAACTACAGGGGCTTTTGGCTTGGTACTGACGAGAACAATGGGGTCGTATTTCTCGACAATGTAGGATACGGCGTCGAAAATATGCTTGGTGAACTTCTTTTTAGGGTCTTTCTTTAGTTCATCGTGGCTGGGCTCCTCAATGATGCCTGTGCCCTCTTTGTATTTGAGGTTTTGCATATTCCAGATAATCCACTTGCAGCGCGGATTAACGAACACGCGGCGCACACCATCCGTATTGCAGACCATTGCGTTCCAGGCAGTCACGCGGTTTACCACTGGAGGGTTCTGGCTATGGATATCGACGCGGACCCGGCTGGGATAATCGTGATAAGTGAAGCGGTTCAGCATCTCGGTGTATGCTGTACCCTTCTTGTCATTAACTGAGGAGGTTCCGGCCTCGTTCTTGGCTGTTACGGCCCGGTTGTTGCCGCTGGCATCGCCCGTGATAATGATGCCTGCGCTATGGTCTGGGTAACGCCTTACAAACTCATCGACGCACTGGTCAATGCTGGTGTGCTCGATGACGATTTCATCAAAGAAGTGGTATTCGCCGTTGTAGCGATGGCAGAGTGCCCAGCACATCGGGTCAACGTTAAAGTCACAGGTGATATAGACGGTTAAATCGCGTTTGTATTGAGTATCGCGTATGTTCAGTTCGCTGAAAGTGCTATTCACAAGGCCCGCCGTATAGTCGCCATCCTGGCCGAGCACAAAGATTTTGTACATCTCTGGGTCCAGGTTTTGGCGTAGGGATTGAATGTAGGAGATGCTGAGCGCTTTGTTGTCGGTAGTTGGGGCAATCACGCGTCGGAAATGCATCACTTCCAACAAATTGCCATCCGGGTCATAGATCCAGGTCTTCCCATCCATCCCTGGAAGGCTCTCTTTTGAGAGTTCTTCCATCGTGATAGGGTCTACTATCACTTTTTTATTTTGGCGGGCTTCTGGGGCCTCAAAACGGTCATAAATCCAACCCTTGGCAGAGTGTGGGTTTGTATGCCCAAACCAGCGCTTTCGCTTGATGCCGGACTGCCTGAGCCTTGTCAGGGTCATGTCGAAGTCTGCCTCAGTGATTTGAGAGCATTCCTCGACTTCTACGAAGCCTGCGGTGAGGGATTTAATCTTCTCCGGGTCTTGCAGATGCCGGAACATAATCTCGGAGCTGCCCCATTTAGGGAAGGTAAGCTGGCTCTCGGCCTTGTTGAACAGGTATTCTCTGTTTTTTCGATATTTGAAGGCCCTGAAGTGCTCAAAGTAGGTTCGCATCGTGGTGTCGCGCACCATTGGGTAGGTTTTGGCGAACACCAACCCGAGGATGCCAGGGTACTTCCAGCAAAGGATTGTGCCGAGCAGGCTGCCGATCCAGGTCTTGCCGCTGCCCACGCCGCCCTGGTAGACGCATACATCTAGCGTGACGTCAGAGTCACACTCAAGAAAGCGTTTCTGAGCTGACCAGAACTCCTCATAAGGCGTCTGCATCTATACCCGGCAAGCCAATAAAGCCGCATTCATCGCCACTTGTGCCACCAGCAGCGTTGGCTTTAATCTCTGCTTCGGCCATGCATTTCACATAAACCTTAAAAACTTCCAGGCAGTAGCGATTGGGGACTTCTTTTTCGTTTTTAAAGGCCTTCATATTGCTAGCGGCATCTCTTACCTTCAACAGCATCGTGGTTGCGGCTTCACCAGCGATAATAGTGTTGTTGGCGATTTCCTGCGCCTTGGCCTGGATGATGATTTCATCAGCTCGCTCTTTAACCTCGGCATCGAAGTTCTCAAGCTGCTTGACCCATTTCTCCCTGGAGCAACGCAGTTTCAGGTTAGGTAAGCTGCATCCCTTCTGGCCTTTGTAGAGTTTGGCCAGTTCAGCCAACGAGCAAGGGTTGTGAACGTAATAGTCCCTGGGGTCTTCCGGAAGATCTTTCCGCTTTGGGGCCATAGTGCCTCACTACAAAGAGCTTCGGGAAAAGTCATCGTGTTCAAGCAGGACTCTGTGAGCCATCCGGTTTTGAATTAAGCCCAATGCTCCAATCATGGTTGTCCTTGTGCCTTTGGGTGTAATGGCATATTCAAAGTAGTCATCACCTGGCCCAATGCCGACAAATGAAAAGGCCAGAAGCCGATCTGCCTTGATATCGTCCAAGAGTCCTTCCACCAGCTTTATCATGTTTTCTTTTTCTGGGATTTGAGCCGGTTGCAGGCGTTTTATTTCGCTTTCACTCACGGTTTAGTCCTCACTGTCCGAGCTCGCTCAGCAGTTGTTTCGGGAGCGGCCCATAATAATCGTGGAAAAAGACACCAATCTCGTTGGTAGGTTTGGGCAGTTTGAGCGCATCCTGATAGAATTCTTTGGCCACATCAGGTAGGTTGAGCGCCTCGGCTAGTTGTCCGGCCAGCACGATGGCCTCGGCTCGATGGGGTTGCAGCCGGTGGGCAATCTCGACCATTTGCGAGGCTTGCTTGAGCAGCTCCGGGCTCCGTTCATCTACAGCGATGGACATGCAGAACTGAGCGGCCTTGAATAGTGCTACATAGCGGGTGGCGTCATTGACCTGGGGATGAAAAGCGGCCTTGGTGTAGTACATTTCGGCATTGACCTTATCACCCAGCAATTTATAGCTTTCAGCAAGGCCCAGGTAATTGCCAGGGTCTTTGGCCAACAGAATGTCTAGATACTTTTGAGCGGCTTCAGGGGCTCGTTCCCTGGGTTTTCGGTGTAAAACTCGGAGCTCCGAAAAATCGTGCTGGGCCAGCGTTGGCTTCTTGGGGATGGGGTTTTCGTGCACAAAGCCTTGCCAACTGTAGTCTTTGGTTTTGAAGATTTGCAAGCGGCGCTGCTGGCAAGTGGCGTCCTGGAGATAGGTAGACCAGATGGAGTTCACCCGGCGCTTGCGGGCAGCCTCACAGGATTGGGCTATGACTTCCGGGTTGAGCACCAGGTCGTCGGCGTCAAGCCACAGCGTCCAAGGCGTTTTAACCAATGCAAGAGCGTGATTTCTTGCGGCGGAGAAATCGTCAATCCAATCAAAATGGCTAACGGTCGCGCCCAGGTCTCTGGCAATAGCAACAGTATTGTCAGTGCTGCCAGTATCCACAATAGCGATTTCATCTACCCAGTCCTTTATGCTTTTGAGGCAGTGGGCCAGCGTGGCCTCCTCATTTTTGACAATCATTGAGAGGGTGATCAAGAGAGCACCTGCGCTTCCCATTGTTTGGCCACGTCCAGCCAGTCCTTGGGCTCGAACTCATTCTTCCAGTAGGGATAAGGCATTTCGGTTTCGCCATGCTTGCCAAAGATAATTTCACAGGCCGTAACCCATTCAGAATCATAAACTTTGCAAGCTCCACGCTCTCTGAGAGCGCCAAGGTTGCTTGTTAACGGTTTGCAGCCATGCGCTATGGCCTCATCCATTGCTAGGCAATAGGTCTCTGGCCAGGTGCAGGGATAAAAGAATATGCTTGCCATTGCATACTGCTCATAAAGCTGCGCCTGGTTGAGCGCTCCCATCAGTTCTACGCCGTCAATCGTGGCCAGTTCATCAAAAAGCTTCTGATATTGGGCATCTTGCTCATGCTGGCCATAGGTGCCCATGCTTGAGCAAATGGCGATGGTGGCCCTGGGCTCCATTTTTCTGATCTCACGAAAAAGTTCAGGAATGCGCTCTAGGCCACGGAAGGGCGTGCTGGCATAAATTAAGCGGTAGGGATCGCGAATATCCCTTGATGGTGAATCAAGGCGTGCCGCAAGTCTATACTGCTTAATCTCCTCCAACCAAATGCCGTGCCCAATCTTGACGCTGTCCATGCGCAAATTAGCTTTGAAATCGTCCTGCTGGCATTGCGAGAGCGTCACGACCTTATCAGAAAAGGCCCGGCCATAGGCTGCGCCGCGTTGGATGACGGGCTGATCGCTAAAGTGATGAGTCCACCAGACACGCTTGCTTTTTGGGAAGAGTTGAAGCAGCTCGGCCTCTTGTGTGATGACCATATCCGGCGTAGTGCCTTCAGCTTCGATAAGCTGCTGTTGCGTGGTTATCCACTCGACTTCATGCCCAAGCCTTTGAAAGGCTTCCCCCAGGAATATGACGGCCTTTTCTGTGCCTCCGCTGGGCAGCTTACGGACAGATTGGCTGTCATATGGTTTTTCGCGGGGGAAAATGAAGACAATCTTCATAGATTAGATGCTGCGTGGTGCAGGAGAAGGTTTTGCCATAAGGGTTGCAGACCCTTCTAATTTGTTTTCTGGCTCTACACCTGTAAAATCGTTCAATTTATTGAGTTGGAGCTGTACACGCTCAAAGGCATGCTCAATATCGCGACGAAAGTGGCCAATATCGGTATGCTTAACGTAGTCCCAGCGATTCTGGGTGAAATGGTCAAGCGCCTCATTGCGTTGTGTGAAGCGATAAAGGGCAGGCTCAAGGATTTTGCTCAAAACGATTGCGCCGAATACTGCTGCACCTGTTAATAATGCTTCCATTGTGCTGGCTTCCTTTCTTGGATAAGGTTAGTTAGCGGCTTTGGGCTGAGAAATAAATAAAATCTTGGCTTTGCGGGCGGTTTTAGACTGGTCTATAGACCGGTATATTTTAGGGTGGAAAGCAACTTGGCTATTGAATCTCATCCGGTATAATTTCCATATTCTTCATAAAGTCGAGCACTTCAGTTTCTTGAGCTTTGCAATAACCAATCGTGGTGTTGATGCTGCTATGTCCACAACTGTGTTTTAAATGGTCAAGCGGCGCACCGTTTGCGTGGGAGATGGTGACATAAGCGCGGCGCAAACTATGAGGCGGTGATTTAACCCCTGCGCGCTTGCCGATGGCATTGAGAAGACGGCTTAAATCATAGCGGTTGAATACTTTACCATCTGGCCTTACAAACAGTGTTTGGAGCGGATTGTAGGATGGCCTTGAAGATAGGTAAGTTTTAATCGCTTTGATAGTGGAAGGCATCAAGGAAACGCGCCGTGTTTTGCCGCCCTTGCCTTTGATATTGTTGACTCTGCACTCGGTTAAGTCACAGTCTCCGATAGTGACACTGCAAGCTTCACTGGCTCTGAGTCCAGTAGTGCTGAGAAATACAACGACTAATCGCTCAAAGTCGTTCTGGCAGCCTTTGAGTAGTTTCTTGAGATTGCCGGCAGTGACGATCGTTTGCTTCGGCGCCTTGTTTTTCTTGGGTTTGAAAGGGGCCAGTTCTATTGGGGTTGAGCCATTGATCACAACCAATCGTTGGTCAATGGGCAGATTCTCCGCATGAAGGTATTTGGCAAAACAAACAACCGCCTTATATAGCTTGGCTTGTTTGCCAAGTTGCGTGGGAGGGATAGCCCGCATTGCGGCTTTGAAATTGTCAAAGGTCAGGTCGCCATACTCTGAAAGCAAAAGCTCGATGCGTCTCATATAATCCTTGACGGTCAGAGTACTGAAGTGGGTATCGCTAATTTCACCCGCTAGCATTGCGGCTTTCCAGCCGTCGAAGTGAGATCGGAGATCCATTCTGGCTCCCTTGCACAGACTTATAGAGTCTGTGCGAATTACTGACTTAAACTCAGCCGTTTCAAGTTGGGTTTGATGTACCACATCCAGTAACGGCACGGCGGTACATCGTAAGCATCTCTGTCTACCCAGTGCCCAGTAACATCAAAGCCACCGACTTCCACCAGGGGCTCACCCTCAAACGATGGTTTGATGAGTTTTTTGATAGCGTCTTTTTCGCGGACATAGGCTTTGAGCTCTTCGTATCGGGTGACTTTCTTGATAAGCTCTTGCTCTAAAGTAATTTTGGGTGGATCGGGCTCAATGTCCCGATACTCCAGTTGGAATGCTAACTGGTGAAGGGCATCCGCGACGGTATCGCCATATCCGATGATGTTATCGGGAGCCTTGGCCATCCATTGGGCATCTATGGCAGCGGATGCTTTTGAAAGCTTGATGGTAATGTCGCTCACTCATATCTCCTTGGAAAATAAAACGCCAGCTTTTGAGGGCTGGCGTGTCGGTTAAGAAATGGTAGTTATTGAGGTGTGTAGTGGTTGGGAAGATGGGGATTTACGCTTTTTGGGAGTTTTTTAAAATCGCCAATTCAGTTTGCAGAATCAGGATGGAGGCTTTGGCATTGCCAATCTCTTTGATGGCCGTATTAATCGTGCCGTTGGATAGGTCCAAGGATGGGTCGGACTTGCATAGGAAATCTCGAAGCTGGTTCACTTCTTCTAGATTTGCTGATAATTGCTCAATTTTATGCTTCAAATAGTCTGTTTCACTGATTTTGTTGTGTATAAAGCCCTGATTTTCCAATAATTCTCGTCCAGTATATATGAGAGGGTCGTCGGTAAAGGTATTGGGCATAGCTGTCTGTCCTTTTTGATTAAAGAAAAAACGGCCCGAAGGCCGCATTGAACTCACGCAATAGGGGCTAGAATCCTTGTTTTAAGGCGCGTTTTATTCTGTTTTGGTATCGGACCTGGGCATCAATGTTGCCTGATTTGATGCGCTGGCTGTACTCACTCGTAATTTGGGCCTTGGGACGAGGTTTTTCTTTTTTAAGCCGCTTTTTCCAGTGCTTGCGGAATTCCTCCGGGCTGACTGGTATCAGCTCAGTGAGACTGCCATCCGAGAATTCACCGCACCAATAACGGATCACTCTGCGGCATTTGCCTTTGCACTTGAAGACATACAAATGCTGAAATTTATAGGCTGGAGGCTCGGACCATACCCGGTAATCCGTAGGCCGCACCCATTTCCCGCAATGGGAAATTCTTGCCATGCAGCAGCTCCACAACTAAGCCTGAAATTCTGCCATTGCTGGCCGGAACCTAACCTTATCCCTAGTCCAGGCTGGAGGGTTAAACGCGGTTTTAATCGTATATACAAAGTGCCTCGTTTTCATGATCCTTACCCGCCAATCGAAAAATATCCTCCATTTGGAGGAGATCCGGCGACGTGATATGATGAGTTCCAACCGCGAAATTAAATAGGGAATAACCGCATGAGTAATGTGTGTGAGTTCTGCCGTCAGCGTCCAGGGCCTTATGTGTCATTGCATGGCCATGATGTTTGCGCGGAGTGCTTGGCGGATGAGGAAAAGCGGATTAGTGACAGTGATGAGGAAATTTAAATGCCAATATTATTTTCAGATGTGGACGAATTAGTGAGTTTATACAAGCGGTTTTCTTTGGTTGAGGAAGAGGGAAAAGCCCATCAGGGGGGGGCAAGGCGGTTCTAATGTGGTGGAATTGTTGAAGCCTAGATCGAAAAGAGAAATAAAACCTTTGAATCGCTTTGAAAGGGCTATTTCCTTGGCCTGTGTTATGAAAAAGACCTTTGTCCCATTTACTTATGCCGATGTTAAGGTTGATACCGATCCTGGCTTAAGAAAAAAGTTTCGTGAATGGTGCGAACAAAATGATGTGATGGTTTCGCGAGAACGCCTACCAGGGCAAAAAGGTACAGCCAGTTATGTGTTCTATCCGTTTGTGGTTGAGAACCAACGAAAGATTTTGGCCAGTCCGAGGTATAAATTTGAGAAAACCCCTGTAAAGGGTGTCTCCGTTGCAAAGCGGTATGTTGAGCCAAGGATTCTTGATGAAGAAGAGGAAATGATGGAGATGGGGAATTAATGCCGGATGAGAAAAGCAAGCGCGGCTTTGCGAGTTTGTCACGGGAGCAGACGCGTGAGATTGCCAGTAGAGGTGGAAAGGCTGCTCACGCTAAGGGAACTGCTCATCAATGGGATTCATTTGAAGCCTCCTTGGCCGGGCAAAAGGGTGGAAAGTCATCCAGAAGGCCGTATACGCGTAGAAAGAAGGAAGAACTCGGGTGATTCAGCTTGAAACAAAACAGTGGCAATGGTCCGATCAGGATTTCGAATTTCAATTTCCTGTAGACGAGCGTGTTTTGCCTAAGTCTCAATGGGGTGATGGCCCTTGGCAAAATGAGCCGGATAAAAAGCAATGGCTGGATGAAATCACTGGCTTTCCCTGTTTGATTCACCGGGGCATTATCCCTGGGACATTAAATGGTTATGTGGGGATTGGCGAGGATTCACCCCTTTTTGGGGTGGATCAAGAAAAGATCAATGCTGAAACTCACGGTGGTATCACTTATGTGGGTTATGGGTATTCAACGGAACGGCCTCAAGTTGGGATATCAGTTGAGCTTGGGGCGGACAGTATATGGTGGATTGGGTTTGATTGTGCTCATGCGTGGGACATTATGCCAGCCATAAATGCCCTGATACGTTCTTTCGGAAGGGAGCCATTGTTGTTTGGCTCTTACAAAGACATCGCCTATGTGGAAGATAGGGTGCGTGAGCTTGCCCGGCTATTGAAGGCAATCGAGGCAATCGGAAAAGTAGGCATGGAAGGGAAATGCGCCAATGAGTAAATTACCGTCTGTAATAGCCCAGCATGAGGCTTTTAAGTTGGGCCTGGCTGCCGGCCTGGCTGATAGGGATTGGCGTGGTGATCCGGAAATTGCCAAATGGCGAGGCTATTATTTCAATTTGCTGCTTGGGTATAATACGCGGTGGGTCAATGAATTCCCTGAGTTTGCAAAGCAGGATCGGGTATTGCTGGTGCAAAGAGCTTTGGAGCAGGGTGATACTCTGGATAAAGTCGATTTTGATGCTACCCTGGCTAAAGTCCAAGAGGACTGGGATAAGGGGATTGCGGTATGAATCCAATGAGAAAGCCTTGGTCTGACCTGATAAAAGATGTCTTTTCGCAGGTCTATGATGAATTTACTGCCATTCGGCTTCATAACGAGTTTATGGAAGAGTATGACAATATTCATGCGACTGCCACGGGTTATATGGATTTCATAGAGAAGTTTATAGCAGCTTTTGAGGCCAGAATGCCGGCAGGGTATGAAGATAAAATCAAGCAAATGAGAGAAGTGGGTAAGTTCCTTGTTAAAAGGGCTGAGAATGTCTAAGTATCATATACTGACCGAAAAGCGCCAGTTCATTGAGCAGCTATTGCTGGAAGGCAGGGCTGCCCGGAATGCCCACAAAAAAGACTTGTTGGACGACCTGGAGCGGTATGGCCAAGAAGCCTTGAATGCTCTGGATAACGAGGAGCCGGAAACAACCACCAGGGACTGGGTAGGTTTTCTGCTAGGCGCTTGCTGCTGTTTGGGTGGCGCTGTCCCGCTTACGGAATACTGGGCTGAAATGACCCACCTGTTTGGGTATCAGCACAGTGGGAAAGCGCCGATTGATCGGTAGTTGACGGAAGGGTTGTAAAATTACCGCGTTATGGTAATATGGTAATATGATCGAGACATTTGGAAACGAGCTAACTGAGCTTATTTATAACCATGATCCTATCCCGCGTAAGCTGGCTAAAAAGTTTCCTGGTGAATTGGTCAAAAAAGCGGTGATTTTACTGGATATTGTTGAGAACGCCACTTGTTTGGAAGACTTTTATTTTCCTCCCAGTATGCGATTTGAACGCCTGGAGGGAAAACTGAAAGAGTTTTATTCCATCCGAATCAATGACCAGTGGCGCATTATGTTTCAGTTTGAAAACGGGAATGCCTACGAAGTCCAGATAATTGACTATCACAAAAAGTAAGGAGGGTCGTTATGCTCCCCAAAGACAGACAACCAAGCTCTCCGGGTGAAATATTGAAATTCTACCTGGATGAAAGTGAGCTTTCTCAGGTGGAATTTGCCGAACATTTGGGTTGGACAACCACCAGGTTAAATCAAATCATTAAAAACAAGCGGGCCATTACCCCTGAAACGGCGCTTTGCTTGGCGGATGCTTTTGGGACTTCGCCGGAACTCTGGTTGAACATCCAGCGCGGTTGGGATTTATACCATGCCCGTAAAGCGCATAAGCCGCGTAATCGTGTGGCTGTTGCTTGTTAGTAGTTGGATAGGTCGATTTACTAGTAGAATTTCGACACGTTGTGACAAGGTGTCGGTGGGATCGACATGTTGCCTAAGCTCAGCCTTTAAATTACTATGCTCATCGTAATAAAGATGGGATAGTTTCATGAAACGATTTGCTTTGGCTTGTTTGTTGACGGTGGGTTTGGCTGGAGGGGCCGGAGCTGAGCTCGTAAAATTTGCGGATGGCCGAGTCTGCAATCCATGTTCCGTGAGCCGGAATAACCAGGGTTTTATTACTGCCGTTTATGATATGCGTGGGAATAATTGGTTGACGTCTGATTCAGTCATTACTGAAACGGTGGCTCATCCGATTTGGAAATGGTGGATGGCTCAGAATGCAAATAGACCGCCGCAGGTATATTATCCGCCTAACCCCATTCCAAATACATCACTTCCAGCTTTTTCGAGTGGGTTTAGCCAAGTGCAGTATTCATCATCCCCTAGTTATCAGCCAAACAATCTTCCTTTTTCACAGCCTGCTTTCCAGTCCGTGCCGACACCACATCAGCCGGTATTTTGTCAGTATGTTGTGAATGGAGTGTCTTGCGAATGATGAAGCGTGTGCTGGTTGGAATGCTTATATTATTTCTATTGTTTGTAGGTATTGTCTTTGTGGCTGCCAACCTTTCTGAGGTCGTGAATTTTATCAGTTTGGTCCTTTTTGAAGGATTTGCGGGAGTAAATCTATTCTTTTTAGTGCTAACAGTGCTTTTGCTAGTATTTGCATGGCCAATTTACAGAAGATTGAAAGGTTGACAGATTGGAGAATTAATCTGCCGATTCTTCTACGTCAATAAACTCTAACTTTTTATCCTTGGGATAGGCGAACCAGCATTTGCCTTCAATGCCAAAAAAGCGGTAATCACGCCAATGATCGACTTGGCCTGATTTGAATTTCCTAATCACAAGGCGTAGATGCTCGTGTGTTACGTTTTCATGCCGTGCTAGGGCTTTTAAACTATAAACTCTCATGAGGGAAAGTCTAACACGCGAATGTAATATTGCGCTAGTGTATTAAATTTTGTTAAATGTTTCGCTAGCGTATTGTTTTGGATGTTCTGCTAGTGTAATATATTCACATACCAAAACAAAGAAGCACCGGGTCTGAATCACCCGATGCTTCAAGTCCAAAATCCAGTTATGCAAAAAGATATAAGGACAGAAAATTATGCTAGCACCCGCTGCTCAGTTTGTCACGCCCTATGCTGTCAAAAAACAGATCCGCGATATTAAAAAGCAATGGGCCATCGAAGAGAACAAGCGCCGCCTTGAGTCGCCATTTTACAGCCTGTTTAACACTGTTCCAACTATTTCCCCAGTAGCATCGGCTATCGTCACCCAGGAAGAGCCCAATTATATGGGGTATCCGCTGTCCGAGTACGAGGATGAAGTGCCCTTTGGTTGCTTTGAGCAGTATGGGGAGGGCTACTAAATGACCCCTCAAGAAGAAAAAGTAATGCTGTTCAATGCTTTGGCTCTCCTGAAAACGGAAGCCAGCAAACGGAATGACGATGGTTATCTTAATTTTGAATTGCACATGGCCGAGCTGGCTATGAAAGCGGCAAAAGGCTCTGCCGAAGCCCTGGAGGAAATGAAGCACGCGTCAATCAAGGGGCTGTTTTACGATGAGATTTTAGTGGATTGCCCAAACCCGGATTGTAGGCACGGCAGGGATACGTCAGACGTGGAAGATGTATTTGATGAGGTGTATTCACAGCGACACCCAATCTGCCACGTCTGTGATGGTGATGAATGTGTTTTTGACCTAAAGCTGAAAAGCAGTCTGGAGGTGGCGGCCATATGATTAGTCTGCTGATTCAAACCCTCATTGTGGGCTTCTTTCTCTACTTCGGTACAGCCATATTTTTCAACTAAGGAGAATTTGAAAAATGCAAAATAACGCCAAAAGAAAGCTTGTAAAGTGCCAAAGATGCAATGGCACCGGCGCAATCGTCACCCGGTTCGATTGTGTCCAGTGCGATGGGGACGGCTTCGTCTATGCCGATACCGTAAAGACGCCCAAGTTAAAGCTGCTGACTTCTTCAGTCTCAGCTCAGCAAGCACCACCGCCGCCGCCAGCGCCTGATGTGGAAATCATCTCTGAGGCTGAATCCTTGGCTGCCCAACGTTACAACATGATGGTCTGGAAGCAGCGGATCGAGCGTGAAATTGCACGACTGGACGAGCAGTTGCTAGGCGCAATGGAAGAGAGCGAGTTAAACAAGGTATATGCAGATAACGGCTTCGGCTATGTCCGCGCCCGTAAGTGGGCAATGGTCGAAGATAGCCCATACACGCTGAGAATGATTGAAATGAAGAAGGAAAGCTAGTGATGAATAAGCCATTAAGCCTATTTCAAAAGATTCTGTCGCTTCAGCAAGAGGCCAAAACTATCAAAAAAAACGGCACAAACACGTTTCATAAATACGACTACGCCACCGAGCAGGACGTTTTGAAGATTAAAGAACTGATGAATGAGCGCGGTTTGGTTGCTTTCCCATCGCTAGTCGATTTCAAAACGCTGCAATACACTGATGACAAAGGTTGTGTCCGCATCCAAGTGTTGCAGAGAATCAAATACACAGTAGTGGATACGGAAACCGGCGACCAGATAGAGTCTGAGGTGCTTGGACAGGGCGAGGACAAGCAGGGCGATAAGGCAGCGTATAAAGCAGCGACCGGAGCGAACAAGTATTTTTATTTAAAGTTTGCTGGCGCAGCGACCGGGGACGACCCAGAAATGGATGGTCAGGTATCAAACCATCCAAAACAGAAAAACGTCGATTCTGGAGCCAACCAGCGGCCACAGGTTAAAAATGAGCAGCCGGTCAATGAGCTAGAACAGCGCAAACGGGCTAAAGGCTTGTCGGATGAGATCCTGACCCTACAAAAGCAAAAATATCTTACTGATGACCAGGTTAAGGATATTTGCAATATCCGTTCCTTGAGAGGACTAGTTAAAGGCGGTTATGTCAGGACTTTAGAATCAGCCCTGGCAAAGCTCCAAAGTTACACTCCAAGACAGGCGGCTTATTAGCCGCCTGCCCAACCATCTCAATATCAGATTTTATTTGGAGAAATGGTAAATGAACCCACATAAAAAGCAAACAAACTCAGTAATTACACCCTTATTACTGGAAGCTAGAGTTCAAAGAACGGTTAATGCTGGCTTTAGCAAGCAAAAATGGGTTGAGTTCTGCGAAATACTGCTTCGACAGGGGTTTAAATTGACCCTGTATGAGGCGCGGCAAACCTATTCTAAATACATAACAGTCATAAAACCTGGATCAAGAAAGCGTGGCTTCCTGGTTCGATTTAGCAATCATAAGCCAAATAAGCGTAGAGAGTTATCTGGTGATTGTGATTTCTTTGTTGGTGTGACTCATTTGGGCATTACAACATCACGACAAGCTTTACAGGCGGTATTTGCCCACTTTCAAGAATGAGTAAGCAGGCGACTAATAGGCCGCCTGCAAGTAAGAAAAGATAGAATGGTTTGGGCCATTGTGTGGTCTGGCTCCAAATTTAAACCGCGAATCAGTAGGTAATGAGGTCTACTGCGGATATTGGTTGTTTTGTTTGGTATAGGAGTTTAATTTCAGTGGTTAAGCAGTATAAGCACAAAGGTAAAAAGAAAAATACTGTACTTGAGGAGGCTTTTAAAATCGCGCTACGTTACATAGACGAGTTCATACCCTTCAGTTACAATGATGTAGGTCTGAAGTATAGCCGCTGGTACCAGCGAGCCTTTAAGGCTTGGGTAGAGCAGCAAAAGCTTAATCTTATTTTTAAACGAACCCGTCTATCTGGAAGAGGTGGCTCCCAGGACGGCTTATTCTATCCCTTTAAATTGGATGAAAATGGCAAAAGAATCTATGCCGTCATGCCAACAGAAAAGGAAACAGAAATGAATTGATTTAATCGATTTTTAGGTTTTTACCATACGCTTGATCTCCTAAGTTTCTTGCTAATACAAGACACAAGCCCGCTAGCTTTCCAGGTCGGCGGGTTTTGTGTGATTTGAGCTTATTGTCTGAGGCAGATAGCTTCCCTTCAGCACCGCGTATGGCTGATATTTGAAAACTATCACTCTTTTGTAAGCTCAAATTTATTATAGCACTTTGAAACGCAGGAATGTTTATTTTTCGCATGTTTTAGCCCAATTGGGCTAGTTAATGCAGAGTTTTAAGGGCTGGCCTGGTTGAGGATGAGGTGAAGAATATCCCTGGCATAATATCGCACAGAACAGTCCAAAGCCAAAAACCTCCCTTACAGTTCTGTGCTTCAGAAGGGAGGTAATAGGCGGGGATGACGCAGAGGCTTTCATCCGTGACCTGAGTATAAGCGATTCAGCCTGGATTGGCTAGGGATGAGGTTAGGTGTCATGGTAAGCCGTATGCATGGCCGCAAGCTCCTCTCTGGTAACGCGAATGTCAAAGTATTCTGTTGTAGGGTTAACCCCGGCCTTTGTAAAGCCTGAATAGCGCCATTTCTCAGCAGCCGGTTTTAATGCAGTCTTCAACAACTGCACCTTGGCTTCTAGTTCTTGGATTTTGGCCTCTGCCTTTTCGTTAAAGACTTTCAGGATGTTCTCATTGCCTGTAATGTCTATTTTCATATGCTCTGGGCTATTTTCAGGGTAGAAGTTCATCAGCTTGCAGATTTCAAGCCATTTGTTTGACAGCGGTGCCAGCTGCTCTATCTTTCGCTTATCGAGTGCCCTGGCTTGGTTAATAAGCCAATCGATATGCTTTATTACTTTGGTGCCGTGTTCGGGCGGCATTGGAGGGATAGCTTTAACGATATCTGTGAGCAGATCAGGTTCATAGCGCTCAGCGGGCAGGAGTTCTTCGGTTGGGCTTGGGTCAAACTTGGGTTCATCTTGGGTCATCGCCCAACCTCCAAGCCTTTCCGCAGAATGTGGTTGAAATACTTCCCTGGCTCTCTAGCCCCGCGATAGTTTTTCGTTTCCCTGACGGCCCACAGGACACGCTCCAGGCCGTATTGCTTGGCCAGGGTAATTAGTCCGCCGACCCCTGTGCCCCATCCGCCTTCTTCCACCTTGGCGCAAGGGGTTTTGAATATTGGGCTTTGCAGGATGACCTGCCGCAAATCTCCGTACCGTTCCAGCAAGAGCGCCACCTCCGGGTTGTTGGATGGGTTCTGAAAGCAGGCCAGCGGGAACTTTTCGGGAATTTCGGGTTTTTGAGGCTTATATGAAATCAGTGAAGTATCGGCTTGGGTAGGGGGAGAAACTGATCCATCCAATCTTTCAACCTTCCAATCTTCGCTAGATCCACGAAGATTGGGGTCATTGGGTTTTCTTAGATTCCTTTCCGGCGCGCATGTGCTCGCGCGTTGGGTGGGTGCATCGGCGCTCGTGGCTTGGCGCTGAGCGATTATCGCCGCTGTTCGCTCTTGAACCTCGGCAGCAAAACGAGGACCCCATTGACGGGCCTTTTTCGGTTGAGTTACCATAAATTCTTGGAATCTCCTTTCTTGAGGGGGTTTCACCCTCACTCTCGGCAGCCGCTCGCGAGACTGGCCGCCAAAAATTTAAACTTTAAATACCCGCCTCTCTCTGAAATTGGCGGGTTTTTTCTTTCCTGATAACCTGTGCGGTAGGCTGATCCTACCCTTAGTTCGTCTTTCTGTAAACCCTTGTAACACTTGTCTTTTGGCCTCTCTATCATCTGAAAAATGAGCAACTTAAACAGTTTCCGAGGCTGTCTGGTTTCAAAAGCGCTTCAAATAGAGCGCATCAAAACATCAACCTCGAAAGGCTAAGCTGATTCGCAGTGGTAAAAGCATGCCAAAACCAACCCTAGGCCATCCATTTTTCGCCAGCAATACAAAGCTAGCGTTCTAGACGCCTTGGAAATTCTGACCGTTCTACGCGGTGAAAACTATTTAAAACAATAGCTTACGGCGGCATAATAACTCTCTATTCCCGACTATACGTTCATGCCCCCTATCGCGCATGTCGAAAATTACCGCTTGGCAAGGATTTATGCCCAAGCTATAATGGATCCATATACGCGATAAAAAAATCTTAGATGTTTACGCATAAAAGCGCAAGCATTTACTCCTTTCTAATGCCCTTCGCACTCTAATGCGCTGGGCTTTTTTATTTCTGACTCTCTGTGGCTGATTTCAGTATCGTGTTATTGTAGTGCAGTGCAGGTTCACAGAAGCATCTATTGATGACATATGAAGCCTTCACTGATGAACAGTGTAAAGACACAGAAGGTTCATTGCAATACTTGTGAAGAGGTGAATTTATGGATCAGAGTGCTACATACCAAGATCACATGGTGGATCATAAGAGGCTCAGAGTGGCCGAAATAGCCAATGAGCTTAAGGTGACACCCAGGACAGTATATACTCTGATTGAGCGTGAGAAGTGGGAAAAAGAAGTCGGTAGAGCTGGCAAGGTTTGGTATTATGTACCTGTGAAATTCATTAAAGAATACCTGGAGGCTGCACAGGTAGATCAGGGCCGATCACAACTAAGTTTACACACTGCTTCACAGCTATTCAGTGAAGGTTCACGGAATGATAATGATCGTTTACTGCAAGAACAGTCTCCACCTTCACAACGAAACAGTGAAGCAACAGTGACTTTCACTGATGATCAATTCCTGCTTATAATAGGCGATAAAGACACTCGTATAGAGGAATTAAAGCTTGCTTTGGCTGAAAAAGATAAGCTACTAGAAGAAATTAGGCTAAAACTGGAGACAGCCCTAAATAGAGTAAACCGTCTGGAAGGTGAAATGAGCGGTAAGGATGCAGTAATTGCGGCCAAGGACGAAGCACTTGCGAAAGCCGATATTGCTATAAATGCCAGTAATGCTGCTGTGCTTATTTATGAACAGTACAAGGCTCCTCCTGCACTGGAAGCTAAGATGCCTGAGCCGGAGCAACAGCCGGAAATAAAGCCCCCAAAGCTCGTTATCTTCGGTAAGACCTTGATTAGATAGTGAAAATCCCCGGATAGCCAAAAACCCCACCAGTTGCCCGGTGGGGTTTTTAGTTTGAGAAAAGCCCTGTGATTCTTTGCCGAGCTGATCATAGCACTCATCCATTTAATTTAAAAATAGTCCAGACTGAGCCAAAAGCCGATACAATGGTATCAGCCCATGAATGGGTCAACCGCGAAAGATAAATAGCAGGATAGCTCAGTTGGTAGAGTCTCGGTCTCATAAGCCGAGTGTCGCCGGTTCGAGTCCGGCTCCTGCCCCCAGTGGCCCTGTAGCTCAGAGGTAAGAGCGCTTGTTGCTGGACTTTCAGCAATGAGAGGTCGGGAGGTCGAATCTTTCCAGGGCCAACTCGACTAATGTTTAGTGATGAGGAAGTGAAATAATGACTACCCAAGCCGATTTGGCCAAGTATGACGTACTTTTGTTAATTGATAAAAGCGGTTCAATGGGAGAGCAGGATTGCCCTGGTGGGGTTAGCCGGTGGAAATACGCTCAAGAGGCCACTGAAGCCTTGGCTCGTAAGGCAGCCGAGTTTGACAATGACGGAATCACGGTAGTTCCGTTCAATAATACATATCAAGTGTATGAAAACGTCACCCCTGACAAGGTTCATCAGGTATTTACCGAGAATGAACCAAACGGGGGCACCAATACTGCCCTGGTTCTGGGTTATGCCCTGGATGAATACTTTGCCAAAAAAGCGGATGGCGCTAAGCCCCGTGTGATTCTGGTTATCACGGACGGTCAGCCAAACGATAAGCAAGCAGTACGCGATACCATCATTAAGGCCGCCAATAAGCTTGATGAAGATGGCGAAATCGGCATTTCCTTTATTCAGGTAGGAAAAGATGTAGCTGCTCGGGCATTTTTGCAGGAGTTAGATGATAACCTCCAGTCCGAGGGTGCTAAATTCGACATCGTGGATACCAAAACGATGGATGAAATGGAAAGTATGGCCTTGGCGGATGTTTTGATCGCCGCTTTGGACGACTAAATCTGGTCGAGTGGAGTCGGGTAAGGGGCTGGCGTGTGCTGGCCCCTTCTCAAGCGTAGGAGAGTGAGCTTGAATCTGATATGGACGGCCTTCTGGGTGAGCGCGGCCCTGGCTTTTGCTGGCTATCTTTACCTGGCCTATGGTAGCGATGTGGCCAGCCAGTTTATGACGGGCTATCTCATTGAAAAAAGCCTCAGTATGGATAACCTGCTGGTGTTCAGCCTGATTTTCTCCTACTTCAAAACGCCCCAGTTGCAGCAAGGGAAATATTTGTCCTGGGGAATCATTGGAGCCTTTATTCTCCGGGGTATTTTGATTTTTTCCGGCGCTGCCATTCTGGCTCAATGGCATTGGGTATTAAACTTTTTCGGCCTGTTCTTGATTTTTACCGCCGTTAAGCTGTGTAACCAGGATGATGAGCCGGATGTGACTAACAGCAAGCTCATTCATTGGGCGCAGCGATACTTGCCCGGCTTCTGGATGGTAGTGGTGGCCATCGAATTATCGGACGTTCTGTTTGCGCTGGATTCCATCCCGGCTACGTTTGCCGTGACCCAGAACCCTTTGGTGGTATATTCCTCCAATCTGTTTGCCATTCTGGGCCTGCGTTCGCTGTACTTCGTGTTGGCCAATGCCCTGGATCGCTTTGAATACCTGGGCAAGGTTGGGGTGCCTATCGTACTTGCCTTTATTGGCCTGAAAATTCTGATGTCCTCATGGATTGCCATTCCAAATGCGCTGTCCTTGGTCATTACTGCGGTTATTCTGGGTGGTTCCCTACTAATCAAAGGAGAAAAGGCGAGTGTTGAACCTCTTGATTAAGGCCATTAAAGAGCTTTCAATGTCGGATAAGTACCTGTTTGGCGTCTCCGTCCTGATGCTTATCAATCCGACATTTGCCATTTGCTTGGCTGTCATTGTTTTGGCCTATTTTGTCTATAAAATTGGCAAACAAGTTGTGCGTGAGGAATCGAAAAGTCATGAATCGGGCCAAAATGAACACGGTCAAGAGACGCAAGAAGGCAGATGCCAGTAAAATCAAAAAGGCTCAGACCCATCTTAAGCAAGCCTACAACCTGATTAAGGATATTGTAGGGCACGAGGAGTTAGACCAGTCCAAGCATATGCTTCTATATATGCATAAACAGATGGGTATAGTGACACTTTGGTTGGATGGTACAGAGAAACCCGCTCTAAATCCTGTTGAAACTATAGAGACAGAGCTGGAAAATGAATTTGAGGTGGCTTTCCGTGTATGATGACTTGAGAAAAGCAGTGCAGAAGCTGCATGACAAAATCCAGCATCCTCTCAAGAAGGAGGCCATTGGTTATGTGCTTTCACTGTTTAAGCTTCAGGATGAGAATCCTAACGCTCTACGCGAATCGGGCCCAATGCCTACCAGGGAAGAGGAGCGCGAAAAGAAAAAGAAGGCCCAAAAGAGCCAGGATAAAGTGAATGCCGCGCATAAAGCCTGGGAAACACGGCGGTCAAGGTCGGCCATTTTGGCGGAGAAGTTATTGAATGAGCGATAACGTTGTTGGGATAAACTCGAAACGAGCGCCATACGCTGCAATTGTGGTGCCTGACGAAATTCTTAGAATACTTGGCAAGCAGGATTACCGTTTACTCGTCCAGGCCGAGGATGAATCGATTGATGTTGTTGCTGCTAATCTCCAGCGGCAGCTTATGTATGCTGTGGCGGCCATGATTGATGGGGTGGATATCTGATGGCCTTTGGTGATCCTTGGCTGCCTATGGAAACAGCACCCAAGGCGACAACAATCCTCTTGTGCACCCAGGACGAAGAGGATCCGGAATTACTGGATGTGGTGATTGCTATATATGGCAAATATTATTTTGGCAAGCCGGAAGCGTGGTGGGTGGCTCATGTGCCTTGCGAGCAAGTGGATCGCAAGCCTATATGTTGGACTCATCTTCCACCGAGGCCAAAAACTGATGTTCCAAAAACCCCTGCAAAAAGCGAGCCGGAAAGCCAGTAAAATCAGGGGTCGTTTTCCCCGGAGAGAGCTGTTCAGAAAACACTTGTTATTGGAACGTGAGGAATGATGTCTCAGCAATGGTACGAAAGGCTTAAATACCCTATAGATGACCCGTTTTACAGGGTGAGAATCGTTAATGAGGCTAATAAATGTCCAGAGTGTGCTGAGGATCTGGATACAGGATGGGAATGTTCTGAATGTGGTTATGATGCCAGGTCAATAGCCTATCCTCAAGGTAGAAGCGATAAGTAAACAAGGAGAAAAACGAATGTCAGAACTGTATTACGGCACTAAGGCCGTCAAATTAACCCCAATGACACGCAAAGAATATAACGATTTTCGGGGATGGCAGTTACCTGCTGATGAAAACGGAGACGATCCAGGCTATCGGGTTGAATATACTGATGGTGGCAAGCCTAATGTCGAGGGATTCGACGGTTATATTAGCTGGAGTCCTAAAGAGCAGGCTGATAATGCTTACCAGCCATCTACGGCTTTAAGTTTTGGGCATGCCTTGGTGGCTCTCCAGGAAGGCCGAAAGGTAGCTCGTTCAGGCTGGAATGGAAAAGGGATGTTTATTTATCACGTCCCTGCTAATGAGTATGCCGCCCAAACTGAAGCAGCTCGCTCAGTGTTTGGTGATAAGGTTCCATACGGCGCGTATTTGGCTATGAAAACAGCCCAAGGCAATGTTGTACCGTGGTTGGCCAGTCAGACGGATATCCTGGCAAACGATTGGGTGGTGGAAGCAAGCTAACCTTAAAACATTTTCCACTGGATTTCAAAACGTTTCCGGGCCATATCTTCTATTAACCGCTTATTTTCCTTGATGAACTGGTGAGCCAGTGGCGTCATATGATGATCGTCATCCACTTTGGCGGTTTCGTATTCCGTTGTGCCTTTAGGCCTGCCTGTTCGATTGTAAGCTGTTAACGCTCTATGTGGGTCTGGATAATGATCGGGTGCTTTGTATTTTTCTTGAGCAAAGCATTCTAGGCATATTGCCCGCGCCCCAACATACGATTTTTTGCACAGGGTGCATCTTTTTTCCATGGTGTTCCCTTTGCAGTTATTTTACCCCTGTATTATATTGTTGACCAATGACTTATCACAAGGGTGAAAAATTGGTTGTTTTCAACCGGCGCTGAATATGAGAAAACACAAACAAGGCTGATTTTTCATTAGATTTTATAAAAAACTGAACGTCCTGCAGAACGGTTTCAAGCTATCAGCGGCTTTTCGGGTTCACGTCTGATAATTTTGATTATGAGGAAAGGCGGGGAAAGCATTTTGTGACTACAGGGGTACGTTGTCCGATGGCTCAGGGGCCTTCTCGGGCTTTGTTTTTGGGCTTGCCTTTTGTGCCTGCTTTTCCATTTTTTTAAGCACCATCTCGAAAATTTTCCGCCGGAACCGCTCGTCTAAGGCCAGGAAATTGAGCAGGTATTTCACCAAAGGTATTTTTAGAAGTTCCCAGATGGGAGCTGGAAAACTGTATTTGCCGGGTACGCTATGGCCCAGGCTTGCGTCAAAGGCCGAGGGCCTGCCGCGTTTGGGTGGTTCTGTGGATTTGTTCATACCTCAAGTATAGGGCCAGGAATTTTAGGGGGCAAATATATTGGGATGGGCTGTTTGAATTATAGAGGGTAAAAATCATTGCATTTTTAGGGGGTAAAATGTTATGGTTTTAAGTATGTCCATCACCGGACATTGTCCACGCCTGGACAGTGTCTTGTACCGGAATGAGGATGCTGAGATGTTTTTTAAAACCAGAGAACAAAAACAGATTGAAGAAGTTGAAAAGCTCGATAAAGAATTCTTAACGATGAAAGAGGTTCGGGAATACCTGCCTTTTAGCCGTTCCAGATGCTACGAGCTGAAAGATGAAGGTGTTCTGGAGTGTGTCCAGGAAGGCACACTAAGCCAACCTCGCTTCAAATATTTAACCCGTTCAGTACTCAAAATTTTGCAAGCCATGGAAAAGCACGAAGCGGATCCGGAAGAGCTCAGGCGTAAGGAAAAAATGAAAAAGAAGCGAACAAAGGACATTGACCGGCTAAGGAGGCGATTATATGAAAGTTAAAACTTGGTTGGGCGGTGTGGTCAAGGTAAAGCAACGGCCTAGGGCGGTAACACCGCTACCCCCGGAGCCAAAAAAGGAGGGAGAAGCAAAGAAAATGGGCTTTCAACTGACATTAGGGAACGATAAAATGGCCGATGCCTGCTTGATAGTGGGATTGGTTTCACTTGGGATTATCATTAGCAGCGTATCTGGCTTTGTTATGGGGCTTAAAAACGACTTTTTTGCCCAGCAATATTTCAACGAACAGCATGCTGGCCGAGCGGGCCGGATTGCTTTTGAAAATGCAAAAGCCTATTCGGATGGCTTGTTTGAAGCATCGCTTTCCTTACAGCCAAAATGCGAAGTAAAAACGCTCAGTCAGGCCAAGCCTAATGGCCAGTGATAAAGATCTGCTGCAAAGCCTGGCGGCTCTTCCGATTGGCGTCATTATCCTGCTGGCAGTGGCGATGCTTTCACTTGCAATGGTTTTATCTTCGGCCTTTCTATCCTTTGGCTTGATTGGTTTTGCCGGTATCATTGGGCTGACAATCTTTGCGGTTATTGCAAGAACGCCAGAAGAAAGGCCCAGAGTTCCTATTAAGGCTGTTAGTAAGCCAAAAGTAATTGGTCCAGGTCGTTATAAGGCAAACCAGGTCTATGGTAGGAGGCTATAAAAAAAGCCCCCGCCAGTAACGGCGGGGGCAATCCATTTTCTGACTGAGCGAGTAGTGAAGTGGGAAGTTAACTGAAATACCAGCGTCCAGTGCTGAAGTTTCCGACACGGACAGCTAGAAATTCTGTCACTGCTTTACGAGGCGGCATTTTGCCCAGTCGAAGCATTTTGAAAAACAGTAAATCGCAGCGCAGTCGGCTATAAGGTTCAGTGCAATCGACCCAGATGCCGTCTTTCAAAATCTGGAATTCACCTGGAAGGAATTTGCCGCGTCTGGCGCAGCCATTATCATGAGTTTCAGAGGCACCATCCGAGCAGCCTGCCTGCTCATAGCCAAGAGCAACGGCTGGATCGGGTACAGAAGCTAGGTCTGATTCATCCTCTTTTCCAGTCGCAGGGTCGATTTTGAAGACAGTGCGCCTATACCAGTTGCCTTTTTCAAAATATTGGAAGCAATAGTCGTCAAGGAGCCTGTATTCTCGCTTTCCATCTGTGCCGCAATACTGGATAATTGGGAATTTGAAATCTTGTTCGGTAGATAAAATCATTTGGCCTCCTTTGCTGGAGTGGTTTTCAAGGTGACTACTGGCTTCATGCCTTGAAGGGACTGAATCTTTTGGGATTCGCAATCGTTGTGTTGCTCACAGAGATTGCTGGCCTGCTGGACCTGCGTTTGATGATTGGCCACATGCTGTTTCCACCAGGCGGGAATAGCCTTGGTTCCTGCCCAGGTGATGACTGACAGGATTAAAAAGGGGATGCTGATTACTGGGTGCATAGAAATAAACTCCTTTCCTTTTGCCGCCTGGGCAACAGAATGGTTCTGTCATTGCCAGCTCGGGTGTATTGCAGAAACCCATTCGCCGCTCCCTGGTAATCCTTGTCATTCAGCTTTTTAAGCAGGGTTGAGGCAGCAAGAGCGCCCCAGCCCTCGTTGAAGGCAAAGCTGACTAGAGCGGTCAATTGATTGGCGGTGAGTGGCACATGTACCAGGTCAAGCACATGCGTCTGAAATTCCAGGGCCTTTTTTGCCAGCATCCAATCTGCCTGAGCCTGGGAAATGGTATCGGAAGGCTTGACCGGTCGGCCATAGATGGTGGTGAAGCCATATCCAATCGTCCAAATACCCCTGCTATCCTGGTATGCCTTTAAACGGCAGCCTTCGACACCCTTCAGAAATTGGAGGGTTTGAACTGAAACGGGGAGCATGGCTTATCTACCAGCGCGTGTTTCTGACTGCTAGATCGTCAACCGTGCTTATGGCAACAAGCGACATGTTTTGATACCCGGTAACGTTTGGATGGGTTGCATCCGAATTGAAACCAGTTTTATATCGTTCTGGAGTACCACCGTCACCTGATGCTTGCGTCATATCGCATACCGCGAAACCACAGTTAATGGCTCGATTCTTTAGTTGAATCCTGAAAGCATCGTCAGTGGCGCTGTAATCCTTCGGCGCAAGGAATGTGAAAACCGGCAAAACACCCTTGCTCAATGCATAGTTGGCAAAGTTGAGAGCGCGCCGCCATTGCTGATCGATCAAGACCTGGGTTGGAATCTGTGCACTATTCTCGTTGACATCATTCGGGCTGAACGGCGGATAGAAAACCACATCCGGTAAATGGGCATCAATAGCCAGCTTCCCGAAATCATGGATCTGGGTTGTCGTGGCTCCAGAGAAGCCACAGTTAATAAAATTAATGGGCATGCCATTATCCAGGCAATAATCATTGGCGTACTGGACCCATGAGGCATAATCGCACCAGCTATTAGAGCTTGAGTTGGTATTATCTAGACCTTGGGTAATCGAGTCACCGACGCATAGGACTCGAATGACTTGGGTGGAAACCATAAACTCCACACCAATTACGGGGCTTACGGCCTGATTTGAGCCTCCCGAGAAAGTGCCAGTATTGGCAGTGACAGAATCCCCTGTGTAGACATAGGTTTCACGATAAATAGAGGTGTCAAAAGACTTGTTTCGATTGTCCGTTTTGTGATTGAAGTTGGTAAAACCAGTTCCTGTGCTGGAAGGAACAATGGTTTGCGTGATTAAAAATGGACGTCTTGCACCATTAATGGGTGTCATGGAGGATAAGTAAATCCAATCTGAAAACAGTAAGCCGGGTTGACTGGTGTCAGCTCCCATTGCTGGGACGGTTCCGGATGATGATCCTCCTGCATATGTGACTGCTTGCCATCCGGTGGCTCCATCATTGGTGATGGTGGTATTGTTGATAGGCAAAGTCCATTTTTTACTGCTGCTTACCCCTCCAATGCCCACGTCATTTGATGCACCAACAACGGATTTAACCGTAAATGTGGCAGATCCGGTTTCTACATTTCCGTAAATCAGACGTACTGCATCAAATCTGGGGAATGGGCACTGGAAAATCGTGTTAAATGTCGTAGTGTTAATCCGAGTATCGCCACCTGATAAAGTTTGCTTTCCACGAATGGTGATAATATTATTGGCGTTCTTGTGCGTCAGCCTATATTTGAGCGGGTTTTTCAGAACCAGTTTTGATGGCACATCCACTGGATTTCCGCCAGCGCCATGAGCCGAAAAAAAGTAACCGTCTGAGAGTGGGTTAACGAGATTTAAACTCATGGCATGTGCTCCAAATTAAGCGCCTTGTGGCGCTTTGCTTACAAAAAAGATTGATCCCTACTCGATATCTAGCTGTTTAGCTTCAATCACGTGGAAAACTGCAGAAGATATACCGGCGGAGGCATTCACCACCAAGGCTTGGCCAGGAGCCGTGCCTAAGAGAATCCCGCCTTTCATGTCTTCCATTACCAACTGGCTTGCTGGTAATTCAGGCGTTACGATTGCCGTGGTGCCGGATTTGTAGGTTAAATTGTTGGCTACGGTTTCATCGAAAAATTGCCCAACCAGAAATACTGAATTGTTGGAGTCCTTCGGGGTATAAAGCGTGATATCCGTGGTAGCGTCCAGGCTTCCTGATATAACATGCACCGGCCCAGACCCACGATAGCGGATCGGAAGGGTGTAAAGTTCAGATACGGGCATGATTTGCTCCTTTTTGGGTTAGTGGAAAAATCTCAGACAACAGCCCACAATAAGGGAAATACCTGCGGATGCCCCCAATACCCAAGCCAACTTGTTTTCCACTTTGATGATCCGGTTATCGTGCTCATCCACGCGCTTATTCAGATTGCCGTGGCTGACTAAAAAGCTGTCTAGCTTGCCTTTGACTTCTCCAAGTAGGATGAGAATGGTGTTTTCATCAGCCACGGTCTATCTCCTCCAGCAGTTGTGTCCGGACTGGCTCCAGTTCGGACGGCAGGGTTAACGCTTGCAATTCCAGCTTGGCCACGTCCGGCCTTCCGTTCTGTACGGCCAGGTCTACACCGGCGGCTACTTCGCCAAATTGCGCCTGAATCGTAGCGTCCAGGGTGATGAGAATGGCTTTTAAGCGGTCATGTAGCGAGGGTAAAGGGTTGATGAAGGCGATATAATCCGGATCGGAATCTGCGATAAATTCCTGGCCAGGATATTGCTGATGGGGATAGGCCCCGGTAATTTTCCCGGCTTGGTCGCGGTCAACGTATGACATCTAGGAATCCCTCCCTCTTCTATCCATCCAGCCCGTGGTGGAGATGCGTAAGGTGGTGGTGGCAGTCACAGAGCGCGTCCTGATCTGCCCGCTGGTATTTGTCCATACCAGCACCTGGCCCCCAGTGGAGCGTGTCCCTGTGCCCGTGTCAGAACTAAGCGTGGGAATGACATTGGCTGTGGTGCTGGTACTGTCGTCGTTTACGTTCAATGAAGAGATGTATGTACCGGTCGGACTGCTGTTAGCGATGAACACATTCAGCATGGCCCGCACATTGATGCCGTTGGGAACCGTGATGGTGCGGGTGGTGGCCGTGGTGCCATCGGTAGTGTTGATATCCAGGATGGGATCGAGCAGGAGAAAGTCGTCTCCTTGTTGGTAAAAGGCCAGAATGTGGGCCGAGCCATCTGTTAAAACGGAGCCGATGCGCCGCTTCTCGGTATAGCCGCTGGGCATGGTTGGGCTCGATGCGCTCACTGAGCAAAGGACATCCGTCACGGCTGTATCCGTGCGCTTGATAGCGAAAATATGCACAGTGCCACTTGTCGGAATGGAGCCAGTATCCAGGCATCCATTTCCGGTTCCGACCGTCCAGGCTGTGGATACCCGCTTCACGATGGCGGATAGCTTGATATAGTCAACCGCAGTGCTATCGGCAGCAATCCCCGCAGCGACATCAATATCGGTGGTGGGTGTAGTGCCGTCGTTGGAAATGGTTAGGCCGGAGAGATAGCTTTGCAGGATGGGCGTTAGCGCGGCGGTGGCTACCGTCTGGGTATTGACGCCGTCATAATACTTCAGGGCGTGGCCGGTGCTGTTGTACCAGACGTTGCCCTCAACCGTAGTGGGATCGCTGGACAAAGTGGGTCGGATATAGCCGCTCTTCAGCAAAACGCTGCCCACAGTCACGCCGTTGCCGCTGGTGAATTCCTTGATGCTGTCGGTTAAAAGGCCGCTGGTGCCATTGCTGAAAGTGGCCGTACCACTGAAAACATTAGTGCCGGAAAAGGTATTATTTCCGGTCATGGTGTTGTTCACACCGCGCCCAGCCTTGGTGTTGCTGGTGTTGACGAGCTGATTGAATTCAGCGTTAACTTGGCTGGACTGGATGGTGGTGCCTGCGGAGAAGTTATACAGGCGTGCAATATCGTCACTGGCAGCTAATGAGATGCATGGAAAAATAAACAAAATTATGAGCGTAAGAATACGCTGCATCGCTTGACGCATCGCGGTTTTCTCCTGGATTGCGGCCAATAAAAAAGCCCTGTTTCAGGGCTAAGAAGGGTTTTTGTAAGAAGATTGGGTTTAAAATTTATTCGCTGGCTGGGAAGGCTAGGTGCATCATGGCATCGCCGAATTCTTCGGTATTGGTGCCTTCAATCTGTTTTTTCATGATGTTGTAGGCTTTTAAGGTCATGCCATCATTCAAGATGCCACCCACAATGCCGCCGCCTTTGAATGATTTGGCGAGTGATAAGCCAGCCGTTCCAGCCTCCAAAAGAGCAAAACCAGGTTCGCCATTTCGGGCATAATAGGCTGCCTCTTTCATTGCCTTAGGTGCGTCCATGAAAGTCTTCTTATTCCAGGCTTCCGTTGCAATGCCTACGCCTGACATATCCCGGATCGACAATGATTCTGCCATTCCGGTGTTATTGTCTTTAAAAGCTTGGTCAGCTTCAGGGCTCAATAAGCTAGCCACCCATTTAAGAGGTCCAGGAAGCACTGCATTAGCGCCACCCCACATGAAATCCTTTCCCTGGTTGGCTGCCGCTGCGCCGCCTAGCATGAATGGCAATACATGGAACGCGGCTAGGGAGCTGACGGCAGTGGCTCGCTGAGCAACTGTTTTTCCAGGTAGGAAGGGGTTCACCCAGAGCGAAGCATACAGCCTTCCACTATTGATAGTCCAGCCCAGATACCGGGCCTGAGTGCGTCCATCTTGCGTCCACATTTGCTCAGGGATGTCATTCAGTCTGAATTTAAAAGCAAGTCTCTGTGCCGCTTTTAAGCCTTCTTCCTTGCCTCCTCTGGCCTCTCCGGCAAAATAAGAAATATTGGCTACCGGAGTATCGATTAAATTAACCAAACCATTCCATTGCTTCATGAGGGCGCTTTTCGGGGCTTCATCGAATTCCATCTGTCGCCCATATAATCCTAATTCTGCAAGTTCAGGCAGTTCCTTGAAAGGGTTTTTGGAAATAGCTTTGGCCAAGCCTTGAACCATCGTATCTGGATAGAGGGAGGCTAATTTAATGGAGCTGGAAATGAAATGGCCGCCAAGAACATGAGAAGAAGAATGGATCGTATTTTCTACAAAATTGCTCAACGCTTGACCTATTCCGGTTTTTCTGGGTGAGCGCGGATATAAACTACCCCCATCCATTAACTCATTGGACCAGCGGGCAAGATAGGCTTTCTGGGCGTCATTTAATTTGGAGGTATCCAAGCGGCCTAAAACAGCCTTCATTCCTTTGGAATACTGGCCCCGAACAGGCCCCAGATTCTTCCAGTGTGTGGCATGAAAATCACGACTGAAATCTAAAATCGGTTTTACGAATTCTTCGCCCAAAATGCCAGATGGATGCCGTTGGTTGTTGATAATGGCCTGTAAAATATTTTCATTGGTTTTGTTGGCCAGTGTTTTTACCGTATTTTCATCATCCGGATTATCTGAAGTTGTATCCAGTGTTTCAGTGGCAATGCGGTTTTTAGTGGTCTGGTATTGGGCTTGCCCCTCTACCCCCATAAAATCCATTGTGCCCACATTATGAAGTCGGATGCCTTTCGCCTCTAAAATGGCTGCAAATGCGCTGACGACTGTTTCTCCCGTACAGGGATTCTGTGCTGTTTTAGCCATGAATACCTACAATCTTACAAAACTCTTCTAAATTCTCTTTATTATTTTGCAAGTCTTTGACCAGTAGCGTCATGTCTAACTGGTCGATTCTGCCCTTTTTGCGGATTTTATTTAGTCTATCACGGACGGGCTTCGGAAACTTGTTAAAATTCTCTGGTTTGTAAATATCTTTTAATTCGCTTAATAGCCGAATCTGTTCACTGGTCTTGATTGCACCGCTTTCAGACCTTGGTCCACGATTTAAAACATCTGATACCAAATAATCTCTTTGGCCTAAAACACGGTTAGGAGTGGTGCCTTGAAAGCCATTGCCGGCATCAGTTTTCAAAACTTTGTGCACATCTTCAATGGGATGCATGGTGACATGTCCACGCTGATTATAGCCGTGGATAAAGACTTCCCCGTTATTGGATTTTGACCAATGGGTCGGAGTAAATTCGGTAGGGGTGATTTTCACATTGCCGGTTGCGGTCACATGCGCGGCTTCGTTAGAACGACCCGAGCGTTCTGCGGCCACTTCCCATTTTATTTTCTTGCCGCTTTCCAGGGCAGTATTTATTTTCTCTGCAACCGGCTGCTTTTCAGCAGGGATAGCATCTTTCACCTCACCATGCAAAAGCTGCTTTTCCTCATTTACTGGCATTTGCCGTGCAATGGGTTTGTCCGGATCGGGTTCTGTTTTGGCTACTTCGCGCAAATTGGCATGGGCGTCTTTTTGCTCCTGGGAGAGGGGTTGCCCCATTTGTTTTTCAAGCTGTCCAGCAGTCAGATTGCCTGCCCCTTCGGGTAGTCCTGCGGCTTGCTCGGCATGGCTAACCATTTCCTTAACGGTGCCGGATAGTTTGACTGCTTTTTGTTTTGGAGGAGATTCTACCGTTTCTGGGACTTGGCTTACAGGAGGTTGAGGCGCTGCTTTTGTAGCTTTTGCTTGCATCTGCAAGGCTTTTGGAAGTGGCTTTTTACCCATGCCGACTCTGGGCGCTCTATCAATGAAAGAATTGGTTATTTCCAATTGCTTGGGGCTGACTCGTTTTACCCCGTTTAGATGGTCAGCTAATATTTTTTCATGTTTATCTACCAATCTTTGTACGATAGGAGAAGGGTTTTGCTCTTTTAATTGTGCTAATTTTTCGGCTGTGGCTTTTACCCGAATATTGTAAACAGGGGTACTTGTTACCGTAGTCTCTAACTTTTGTCTAGCCTGCTCGCTCAATCTTTGGGCCAGCCCATCATCTGGGAGCCGAATGGGGATCTCATTGGGTTGGAAAATATTCCGAACCGCTTTCACGCCCCCTTTTAAAATGGCGCTTCCCGCAGTTTCCAATGGCGGCAATAGTGCGCCACCTGCAAAGCCCATTGCTGCTTCTTGAGCACGTTTTCCTAAATCCAATTGATTGCCCGGGTTGCTATGCAGGCCAGCAGTAAGTCCCATTGCCGTACCAGAACGAAGCATCTGGCCCAGCATTCCAGCGCCACCTAATCCACTCAATGCGCCATCAGTAAGGATGAATGGGGCAGCTCCGCCGCCAAATTCAAAAATGCCATGCCGAACATTTGCAAACGGGTCAGCTTGCAAGTGTGCTGCTTGGTTTTCCTGGTTTACAAATCCCTGGATTGGTTTTGTAAGATCTAAATACCCAATAGACGCTCCTTTCAGGCCATATGCCTGATCTAATGCATTGCTCCCTATGCTGGCAGCCAATCCATGTCCAAAATCCTGTACCTGCTGAGGAATTTGAAATTGTGGGCCTTGTGGGGCTTGAGCTTTGGCGGGCGCTTGCAAGGGGATATCCGGCAAGTTGTATTTCTGCTTGAAGCTTTGCCAGACCTGCTCTTTTACCTGTGGAGCCTCCTCCTGCCAGCCTGGTTGCTTGTTCATTTGGCTATTAAAGAACTGTTGTGCAACCTGGGCTTGTACCTGTGGCGATTCTTCGGCTAGAGTCGGATTTTGGGCACGATATTCGTTAAAGCTGATACCACTTTCCAAGCTAGGGGACACGGTAGGTTCCCTTCTGGCCTTTTATGGTTGCGCCTTTTAGATTGGCCGTTGCTTGCCCTCCAAAGGGAAGGTTTCCGTTCGGAACACCTGACAGTTGATGCAATAATTGCTGCCTGGTGTTATTCAAAGCCTGGAAGCGATCCCACTTGGTCTGTTGCTCTGGAGTAAACTTTGGATTTCCAAACCAATCCTTGCCACCAGCAGAAGTGTCTGTTGGAGGATGCATGGAATTTCCCCAGAGTTTATTTTTCTCCATGAAACCTTCCGTTTCCATCTGGCCTTCCACGGCTTTCAATTGCCGGTCCAACATTTGACTGACGGTATTTGCCTGATTAATTGGTGATTGACCTGCTGGAGGGTAAACATTATATTTCCGAGCCCTCAAGGCATCTGCATTTGCCTTTATACGCTCATTGGCGTCTGCTCGGCCGTAATGAGCGTTCGTAACATTATGTCCATAGAGGGTATTGGCATTCTGCTGCTCATTATTCCGTGCTATGGTCAATTCTGGGATGCTGGGCACACCGATTGAAAATGGATCTTGATTTCCCCACGAGGTTTGGCCAACGCCTGTGGATATCGTGGGTTGTTGTTCGGTTGGGTTTTGCAAAGTGCTATCCGGTGTAAACATAGGCGGCAATGGTGGGTTCATTTGCTGAGACACCCCTTGGCCGATGGGTCCGTTATAAAAGCCTGGATTTTTACCAGTTGCGTACTTTGGCAAATAGCCCATCGTCGCACCTGTGTCGGAAACCACTCCCTGACGGGTTTTATACTGCTGGACTAAAGCTGGGTCTATCTTGCCATGAGGGTCAAGCTTAAGAGGGCCTCCATTTAAATAGTCATTCGTATTGGCATTCTGATTGTTTTCCCGGATGGCATCGACGTATTTTTGAGCATTTTCAAAATCAATAGCGCCATCAATATTCTGCCCCGTAGCTGCATTGAAGGTCTTGGTATTATTGGCATTTCTGACCAATTCATACATATACTGTGCATTGGCGGCTTTCTGGTTCTCTATGTTTTGCTTCCCCACCCAGTAGTTGCCGCTCGTATTCATGATATACCGTTGTTGATCAGGCGTTACTCCATAGTCCGGATCAACGCTGCTCTGAGCGCTGGGTAATCCTTGCGGATAAGGGTTTCCTGGAATTACATTGAAGCTGGTTCGGATGGGCGGCATTAGTAGAAGCTCCTTTGTGGCAATGCTGGGGATGGAAAGTATGGGATATCAGGGTTATTTTGCCATTGAGGAAGGTTGATTATAGGTGAGGAGTGTGGCGGAATGGGTTGATCTATTTGGGCGCTTGAGTCAGAAGTTTGTCCGAGTCCGCTATTGAACCCTGGTTTCTTTGATTTGGTAGAGTCAAGCATCCCATTCAAGCCATTTAAAAAACCTGGACTGCCCCCTGTGGCTGTTCCTTGCAGGATTCTGCCAAACTTGTCTTTATCGCTTCCATCTCCAAAATGCTGGAAAGGGTTTGTAATTGATTCATATCCCTTTTTAATCCAGGGATTAACCGTATTCCGAACGCTGGGACTAAATCCATAAGCAGCCGCTGCGGCTGCCAATGCTGCGGCATCTACATATGGATTTGCGGCTGCGGCTGCAAGACCTGCGCCTTCTCCGGCTCCAGCGCCTGCACTATACGTTGCTCCCAAAGTAAATAAAGGTGATGAGCCCATTTAAAATCCTCCCACACCTACGGGTAATCTATAGTTGGCGTAATTCCTGGCTGTGCCTGTTAATCCATTGAATAACTGGCCTCCTAGGCTTGCATTAAAGCCATTGAGCTGATTCTGGTAATTATTCGAGACAAAATCACCTGCTGCTTGAGAACCCGAGAAGGATGGCGCAAGATTGGCGGATTGAATGGATTGAGTTCCGTTCATGGCCCCGTTGTAAATATTGGCCGCATTTGCCAAAGGTTCAAGCGCCATATTCGGCAATTGATACCGCATTTGCTCGCCACCGGCGGCTATATCGGCATAGCCTTGGGCCTTATTGCGATCTAGCACATCGCCCAGGTACTTGTTAAAGCCCACGGAATTGCTCATACCGTTGGATGCAGCATCGTTCTGCGACTGCCCCAGGGCTTGATTATATGCACGATCCAGCGCGGCATATTGTGGTGCCGTATAGGCATCGACCCCTTTTTGCAAGGCATCCGGACTCATATTTGCGGCCTGCCCGGTCTGGGTCAGCACATTGTTCAGCCCGCTGGTGGCTGTGTTCTGAGTCTGTTGTTGACCAGGTGTGAGGTAGGTATTATCGACATATCCGTTTTTAGTCGGATCATAGACACGGCTGGATGCCAAAACGCCATTATTGTAAGCGTATTCGTTTTGAGGTGTTGGAGCTGCCGGTGGTGTCATACCTCCTGAGGCGGAATTTGAACTGGTTTTCTTTTTATCTCCTGGCATAATGCCCAAAGGATCTATGAAATTGTAATATCCGTTATTGTGGTTATTTCCACTCATCTGTTTAGCACCTTGTATTGGTTATGGGTTAGGGCCAAAACAACGTGATGCAGAGGTTTCCCGTTTAGAAGAGTTGCCTCTTTCCGGAATCCCTCTTTTTTGAATCCAATGCGTCTGACTAGCTTCTCTGCTCGGTAATTTCGGGGAGGTAGGTACATTTCCAGCTTGCGCAGGCCCAGTGTGTTGAAGCAAAACCCGATAAACAAGCGTAAGAAGTGTAGAGCGGTGAAGCCTTTCCGGAATTCCGGCATTAGGCCAGCGTGAAGGTATCCAATGCCTTTGGGGTCGAGGTCCACCCAGACGATGCCTGCCATATGCCCATCCACTCGGCAAAGAAAAGCCTTGGTGGTGCCAGAGGCAATCTGCCTTTGGCAATCTGCGATCAGTAGAATGATGTCATTGGCATAATCATCCAGGAGGTCTTCTTTGCAAACGATGCCTAAGTCATAGACAAAGCCTGCATGCTCAGGATTATTAACGTCTAAAAGCTCCACTGTCCTATCCATTCACGTTACCTGCTGTGTCATACCAAAGCTCCACCATCCGGATTTTCGGAAGCTGGGAATCGCTGGCATTGATAAACTTCAGGACAATGGCGTGACCCTTGCCCAGGTTGTTAATGCGGAGAATCTTTTGGTTGCCGGTAGCCCAAAGCGCCTGATCCCACTTGGCCACATCAAAGGCGTTGGAGCCATCGCTAATTTGCTGGGTAGCGCTCCCTGTTTTGAACATATCGATTTTCAAAATCTGCCACTGGACAACGATATCGCCGCCGGCGTTGGCATCGGCAAAAAGTACCAGGTCGGTATATTTTTTAAGCTGGCCAAGGCTGCCATGAACGATGATCTTGCTGGTCCAAAGCCGGGAAATGATGGTCCCGTTGTAGTTGTTTACGCTGCCGTGTCGGTAAATCTGGCCACCATAATCGCCGTGATTAACTCCTCGGTTGACATATGCTAGGCATGCCGCTTTGATGTCACCATCTCCCCGTGGATCGAGGCCCTTGGTAACGACTTTATAGTGATATATCTTGTTATTGGTGCTGGATGCCCCATTAGGTACTGAAAGCCAGATTTTCTTGTTGGTTTTATCGTAGACAGCGCAAGCATTTGCAATGGCTGACCAGTTCCAACCATTCACTAAGTCCTGTATTTTGTAAGTGGGGTCGGATGGATCGGCGTCACCGTAAGTTAGTGTTGGGTATAAGGCTTTGTATCCCTCTTCAGACAGGAAAAAGTGGTTCAGGTCGTTGCCAACGAGCGTACGCGGTGCTACGCAGCCATACGCACTGGTCAGTGAAAGCAGGGAATAGGGATCCGTGGTGGCCCCAAAAGGTTGTGAGCCGGATAGGCGTCGAATGGCTCGCTCTTTATAGATGACCAGGAAGTTATTAGAGAAATCTCTTATGCCTGTGACTTTTCCACCGAATCCGGAATCCACATCAAAGGCATCTACCGTGCCAAGTGTGTTATCAAAATTGTTGTATGTGCCTGGGCGTGGCTTGTAGATTCTGTAGGGATGGGTGGGATCGCCGCCAAATAATAGACTGCCTCTCCAAGGCCAGCTAAATGATGGCCGGGCATCGTTCCAAATGCTGCTTGGATCTGTGGCTGACATCTGGACGCAGGTCGTACCGTTATAAATCAGAGGCTTGTCAACGCCGTTGCATAGAACAACTATCCGGTTTCCGGAGCCGTCGTCGTACTCAGTGAACTGATAGAATGCGCCCGCAGTTTGATTGGTGCCCCCAAGTGGATAAATCTCAGTGAGCGCTGAACCATTGACGGTATAGACTTTCACCCCAGCGCAAACAATATGCGTACCGTTAAAATCCCATTCCCCTGTGATGGTTGGTGTACCACTTATGGCTGCTGCTAGGATAGCCAGATAGCCGGGTTCCCCTTGCAGGCCAGCCTCACTCATATTCCAGTTCTGGGAATCTTCGGCATAGGCAAGGGCTTCGGTTGCGCCCTGATCTAGTATGATGGGGCTGGCGAAAGCGCCTTCAAATGTATTGAGTCCACCGGAGAAATTAGTGTATGTCCGGACAGGCATCAGCCTTTCACCACCCGCCGCAACCAATCGGAGCGCCGTTTTTCTTGGATGCTCATCATCCGGGGTGGCTCCATGAAATGATCTCGCGCATTCATTTTGGCCACGCGGAACAGATTGACTGCCCGGGCTGCTTGCCCACCTACGGCGCTCAGACTGCCGTTTTCACTGATGGACAGGCTGCCTGCCCTGGCTTCCCCTTGGTAATCCAATTCGAAATAAAGGGCGAACTCGCGTATAACACGGTGAAAATCGGCTGGCAGTAGGGTGGGTATATCGGTATCCAGGTTCAAGTCAGAAAGGGACACATGCCCTTTTACGGTTACTGTGTAAGGGCTATCCGGCGTAGGGTACAGGTATATTTGCCGCTTATAGATGGTCGCCATCGTCGGATTGCCGGATACTGTGATGAGCAGCGTATCAGCCTTGTATCGGTCGTATTGCGGCCATGCAATAATCGGTAATGGCGGATCGGTGCTGACAATCAACTCGTCCACGTTTAGAATGCCGGCTGGAATATCGTAGGCTTCCTGGCCTTTTACCGTTTGGAAGGTGGTGATGGTTTCCCTGAACTCGTTCTTGCGGTTCATGGCCAGCAGGATCATGTTATAGGCGAGATTGATACTATTCCTGCGCCGGCGCACGGCCTGGGTTAACTGGGTCAGGTCAACATTGAAAATCGTTTCCTGAAGATCCTCGTCCAGCTCGTCAGCCAGCTCGTTGTAAATTTGCAGGAAGTTCATTAAATGCCTTCACCTGCAAACGCTTGATCCAGCTCGGCCAGCACTCGGATATCATTGCGAAGCAGAAGGTATTTCTTGATTTCGCGGTACAGCAAGTTTTGCCGACGGCGCAGCGTTTCCAAGGAAATGCTGGAGTTCATCGCCTGCTCGATGGTCTGAGTGACTGCATTAGGCTGTGGTACAGGCGGAGCTTCTGATAAAGCGGCTTCCTGATTAGCCTCTTCTACGGCCTGTTCTGCCACTTTTTCTTCCTGCGGCGTAGGCTCGGCAACCTTGGCGGGTGCTTCCTGTTCCAACTCTTGGAGTTCTTGTTTGGTCAAATCTTCCATTGTGTCTCCTTTGAAATGACACTGGGAAGAGCTAAAGCCCTTCCCAGTGGATCATTTAGTTACTGTTCGGTTGAGGTGCCTACTGGCCTTCGATATACAGCGTCACGCTGCCGGATGCCGACGTTACCGAGGCATCCAACGTGGCAAGGATACTGATATGCGAGCCAATGTTACTGGCAGCGGCCCCTGTGGAAGCAACTTTGCCAGTGGAGGTGCCAAACGCAGGCGTAGTGGCAGAGGTTTTATTCACCTGAAAGGCGGTTGAACCGTCTGCTTTCACCGCAGCTAGGTCGCCTGTGTTCCCGGTATTGCTGGGCGTGTTACTGGTCAGCAATGAGAACGTGATGGAGGTCGTGGAAGTCGCAGAAATGCTATCCAACGATCCGTGCATTACAATCCGCTGCCAATTCACATCACTGATGTCAAAGCGAGTGTTTCCGTTTGAATCAGCAAGCAATTGGGTGGCCGTGGTACCTGCTATGGCCGTGAAGGTCAGGTTGAGGCGCTTTAGGTTCTTGTAAACGCGTGGAGTATTGCTCATGCGTCCTCCCTCCTATACGGCTAAGTTGTAGTAACGGAACAAGGTTTCCCGCACGTTCCGGAAAACAGCGGTGTATTCGCCCAGGATCATCTCCCGTTTGAAATCGCCATCTTCTGGAAGCGGTTTGCGGCCAAAGGCCCTACTGGTGTATTCATTACCCAGAGGGCGCACCTCGACTCGGGTCCGGTCGAAGAAATACACTTCGTTGTCGGCCAAGTCCGTACACAGGATGACCTGAACCTTGGCTCGCGAACCAAAATCGTAGGTTTCTACGAAGTTATTCAGGTTTGTCTCGCTTTGGCTTTGGCCTCCATTAATGATGCGAGCCTCCTTCAAGTCATTCAGCTTGCGCTGTTGACGGGTAGGAACCAGCAAGGTCAGGTTATTGGCATCACCACCGTTGTTTAGGTAGGATTCAATCACATCATCGATCATGCCAAAGCCCAGAACGTTGGCGTTCCCGTTGGTATTGGTACCTCCGTTCAAGGCCCAGTGATAGAATCCGCCCATCTTCCGGTCGGTATAAGCGCTGGAATCGTTGGCGAAACGCAGGCCGTGAATCAGCGACATCTGCAACTCTTTGAGAAGTTCAGGCAGCAAATCGGCAGCTTGTTTGTCCAACTGCGGTTCAGCTGCGACAGCTTTGATGGCCTGTGAGGAGCCTGACAGCTTCAATTCACGCTCAAAGATTTGCGTGTAGTTGAATTGCCGAGTGCCTTTTTGGCTATCATCGCGGCCTGCGCTGAAACCTTCAGCCTGTGGGTTTCCATACAGCAACACCTGTGAGCCGTTGGCGTGGGTGGCAGCGGTCGTTCCCAGCGATGCGCGGGTTACGTTGATCTGCATGGAGTTGGTCACGATGGTGATGGTGCTGACGCAGAGCATTACCTCGTCATCTACCCGGACCAGGGTGTGGCCGTCGATATACCGCTTGGGCGCGTTGGTGCCGCTTGAAACGGTAATAACGGTGGCCGTGGTGCTGGACAGAGCGGCGCTCAGCTTATCCTTGAAGCCGACCAGGGTTTTATCGACCCATTCGTACTTCAAGGCGTCTACCGGATCGCCTAGTTTGAGGAACATGGAAAGCAGTTTGGTGTCCCGATCCGCCAGAGCCATAATCATGGCGTTGATGGATTCCTGCTTTGACCCGAAATCTGTGGTATAGCTTAATGATTGCGACATTTAAGTCACCTCATGGTTATTGAGTGCGGCCAATGGCGCTGATCATTCCGGTGATGTCTTTCTTCTGGTACGCGACATCAAACGCGTTCCGGCCCACCTGGGGGACAGGTGCCGAAGGTTCCACATACATTCCAGGCTTGGGAGGTAGTGGCTGTGGAGCGGGCGTTGCAGATGGCGGTGTTAAGACACCCAGTTTGTCAGCGAGTGATTTGATGGTCGGCGCAATGGATTGAATGACTGCCTGCTGCACCTTGGGATGATGCCAGTGTGCTTGCGGGTAGCTCCTGTGCATCTCTTCGGTGAATTTGTTGTAGGCAAAATTCAGCAACATCTCCTGATCGGGCGTTGCAGTACGCGCATCCAGGGCAGCAGCCATCTGGGTAAACCCAGGGAGGTGCTGTTCCATTTCTTTGCGGGTCTGCGATTCCAGTTCAGATATCCGAGCCTGCTGCTGTTGATGCTGGAATTGCTGATTTTCCTGCTGCTGCTGTTGAACAAACTGGGCAAACGGAGCCAGGTTCTGTTGCAGCATGTAACCCATCATGGCCATCTGGTGATTGGCGTCAGTGGGGTCATACGGATTTTCATCATCCCAGGGCAACTGTGGCTGCTGAGGCTGCTGGACTTGTTGCGGTTGCTGATACTGAGCCGGGGCCTGATACTGCGGTTGCTGGACGGGCTGAAAAACTGGGGGAATGCCCAATTTTTCGGCCACATAGCGGTCCCGCATATTCGGGTCCGTGGCAATCACACGCTTAAGAAGCTCAACTTCCTTCAGTGGGTCCGGTGTTTCTGGTGCAACTGCCTCAGTGGTCTGGGCTGGTTGCTCACCAGTGGGCACCCCTTCGGTGGGTTGAGTGGCTGGCTCGGTGGTTGCCGGCTCGGCTGTTTCGGTCAATCCAATTGCGCTGATTTGGTCTTGCAGGGTCATCGATCAATTCCTTCAAGGGTTATCTGAATCCATGCCAAAATTGCCCTGCATCTACAGAATCAGGGTGCTTCGGGTCTTTTGAAATCTATTTCAGTTTGGCTTGCGCGGCTTTGAGGTCCGCAATTTTCTTTTTGCTATTTTTCACAAGGGCTAAGACGGCTTTAATGCCGCTCACATGCGCCATCTTGGAAGCGATGACAGTAGCCTCTTCTGGACTGAATTGGGCCACATCCGGGGTTTTTTGCTGGATTAAAAATTCTGCTGCTTTGAGTAGGTTCTGCCAGCCATCGGATTTCTCCAACGTAGCGATGGATTCCGCCACTGCCAAACTAACGGCGATCTCCTCGGCAGAAAGCTTAGGCTGCTGGCTTGGACTCGGAATCATTGGTTTTCTCCTTTTTGGCATCCACCTCTTGCTGGCCGAGCATTGCTCCTACTGCGGCGGTCTGGGCATCCAGGTTTAGCCTGGCGTTTTCGAGCTGGAACTGGATCATGGCTTCCTGATGCCTGTTGGCCTCTTTCGTGGCCTCCAACTGCACTTTGGAGGATTCAAGCTGCATTTTGGCCATTTCCGGCGCCATTGCCATTTGTTGTTGTTGCTGTTGAGCTGCCTGCTCTTGGGCGTCTGCTTGATCCCGCTCATCCGCATTCATAATGATTTCATCCTTGGGCAGGCTCATTAGGCGCGCTGTTAGCTGCAAGGTGTTATACCACTTGATATATTTTGCCCCTGGGCTTTGGGCGGCCTGGGGTAATAGCACCGCTAGATTCTGTAATACCTGCTGTTTACGCAGGAAGTTCTCATACGCCACGACTTTGACATCAATTTCAGGTAGGGGCAGAAACTTGGGCAGCATGGCCACAAGCTGTTCATCCGTGTACAGCATTTCTTGCTGCTGGGCTGGCGGCAACGGGTTGCCATTCGCATCTGTGGTGAGCATATACGTTGCCGGCTGGGTGAGTCTGGCAATTTCGAGCAGGACGGCGGGATCGTTGTGCAGCGCTTCGTAGGTCAGCAGATAATCCTGTTCAATGAAGGGCTGGAAGAGGCGGTCATTGATATGAAACGCTTGCACGTTCATTTTGCCACTGGCCTTGTTATCCGTGGCAGTGATTTCGGTGGCCGTGGC